AGCCGCCATAACCATCACCGTCGTGGACGCATCCACCAAACTATATTCGAGCCTTGTAGGCTCTCACGTGAGTGCCTCCCTAGCGAAGGCTGGTGAGACCGCATCCCCTCCCGCCGCGACGCCGGACACGAGTTCGCCGAAGAAACAGATGCTAGCACCGTTGGGGTCTTACTTTTAATACGGGATAACACATGCCAAGTTCAATACACCCAAATCCCAATATTGATCCCGATACGATCAACACATACATCAACAACGCCACGGCTCCGGGTTCACCGTACTCGAACGTTCCCCCGGCGCTTTCATCGGCGATTGCATCCCAGGAATCGAGTTACGACATCAACATATCGAACTCGTCCAAGGGGGCCGTGGGTGTCATGCAAGTCGAACCCGCTACGGCGGCGAATTTGATTCCGGGCGCTAACGTCTATGATACCCAGCAGAACGTGACATTGGGGGTGGCGCTCCAGTCCCAGCTCATGACCGCATACAACGGGGACCAACAGAAAACCATCGCCGGATACTTCGACGGGCAGCCTAATGTCGACAGTGCCATTGCGAAAGCGACTGCTGCCGGGAACCCTCAGAATTGGCTGTCCTACACGGGACCGGCTACGCAAGCATACGTGGCGGGCGTCAATTCCAAGCTTGCGACCAACGGCGGGCTCGCACCTGGTGTGGGGAACGGAACGGGACAATCGCCGAGAATAAACCAGAACGTCCCGCCGTTGAGCGCCCCGGACCCGATTTCAGCCAACGTCATTCCGGTTGCGCCGATCACTCCGGGCACATATGAAGCGCTCGTGGTTGCTACCGCGTCCACGCCCGACTTGGTTGGGTTGAACAATCAGCCTTGGTACCAGGACAAGGCCCTCGTCGACGGCAACACGGAGACCGGCAACTATCCCGTTTCGTTCCAAGTCTACCTTGACCAAGCGAATCCGGCTTCCATACTGTCCAATCCGTTGACGAATCAGCCCATCACCGTCAACCTGAACTGCTCTATCTCCAAATACAGCCTCGCCTTGAAGCACATCGCCAACATGGAACCGACGCGCACCGGCTTCCACATAACTCTGTGGGGCATGCAGGCGGACATGATTACGGGGGAAGGTTCAACCGGCGTCTTCATGAACCGCTTCGGGCTCACCGATTACTACAGCTTGGCGGGTGTGCCGTCGTATGCATCGGCACTGGTCACGAAGGCCTACAAGCTCACGAACAAAGGCGTGGATGTCTTTCGGGTTGCGTCGGAGTCCGGCAACCCCATTCCGCCGGTCAATCACACGCTCGCCGCCGTGCAGCAGATGGGTTTTGAGCCGTCTGAGTCGGTCGCCCTACAGACTAATCTGGAACCGTTCCGCATCAAGGCTGAGGACGCCTTCCAGGAGTTTCTAGCCACCTTCAAGATGAACGCCACCACATGGCTGCACCCCACAGGTTACGGGTCCGATTCCACTAACTCATCTCCTGATATCCCGAACCCTAATCAGACATCGGTGTTCTCGCAAACTGTAGGGGCTTCCAGCGATATGGTCAAAGCCCGGAATAACGACGTGTATAAGCGCGGTTACGTGGTGATGCGCTTCCACAACAGCCAGTATCTCGGTTTCTTCAAGTCTTTGAGCTTCACGATGAGTGCCGACAAGCCGTACCAGTGGCGTTTCAATTTCGTGTTCCAAGTTGAGCGTACACTCACTTTGGTCTATTATGCAGGGAATCTGGCGACGCCAGCCCCAGGTCTGGCCGTGACTTCGGGTTTGGTGACTCAAGCACAGGCCGACTCCTTCATCGCCGGGGGACCTCCCGTACAATAAGATAAGACCATGTCAAACCCAACCAACATCAGCGGCGCGAACGGCACGAGACAGCAGGGCAACCAGGACACCACCCTGAATCTGCTGCCGATCAGAGGCGAGAAGCATCTCGTTCCGGTGGCCGTGTCCACGATTGCCGATGCGGCTATGATGACGCCCGGAGAAATTCAGGTCGCGTCCAATCTCGCCGTCGCACTGAAGCCGCTTACGGATTACATCACGATCACCGTGCAGAATCGCGGAATCAACGCCTCCGGCAACTCCGATCCTACGCAGGCTGCGGTTTATCGCTTCCTCATCAATCCGTCTACCGTCCAGATAAACCACAGCACGCTGGACAATCAAAGCTACGCCAGAAGCGGATGGCAGTTCGGCGTCTGGGGCGAGGATTTCGTCCGCATCAGCCTGTCCGGGAAGACGGCGGGGCAGTATTTTGCGTTCGGTCTCACGGATGCATACGCCGAATACACCAAGAGCTTCCGCAACTTGGAAATGCTTATTGACACGTTCGAAAACAACGGCTACTGGTTCGAGGGCGAGTCGGCTTACGGAAACACGCAGGCGTTGAGCTTTTCCCGCCGCCCGATCAAGATGCACCAGGATGTCATCCTGACCTGCAAAGAGTTCATTTGGTACGGGATGTTCGACACCCTTGAGGTTAGCCAGGACGCAGAAAGCCCGTTCCTGTCGAACTTTACCATGTCATTCGTGGCGTGGAAGGAGAGATTTCGCGGCGATTCGCCGTACTATAACAACATGCCGAACAATGTGCAACGGGGCAATTCGTACACGGCATACCAGAACACCTTAAATCCTAGTTCCATCACCGCTTATCCGCTGTCGATGACTGGGACTCCGACAAGCACGCTGACGCAGCCGCCCCAGCCGCCGCTTTCCTCGACGGCGCAGTCGCCCGCTGCGGCATCGGAAGCCGCTTCGAATGCATTGCCGACGACATCTACGACCGGCGTGGATTACTCGCCGACCCCTCCGATTTTCAATGCCGACACGACATATAAGAGTTATTGGAACGGGACACTGGACGCCTAATGGGTAAAATACGCAATCTAGTTCAAAGCGCACAAGAGCGGGAGATCATAAAAACCGCGCCCGATCTGGTCGTGTATCTGGACGGTCTGCCCTATATCAATAACGTCTTCTTGAGCGCCAACCCGAGCAATCCGGTCATCGTCAACTTCAACGATTACATCACGGCCTTCAACTCCAACTATGACGTGGACAACATGATCCCGACCGGATCATTCACGATGACCGTTCCAGCCCACGAACGCTACCTGTTCCAAGTCCCGGGCGGAACCAACATCATCCAGACCATGATGCAGGTTCAAGTCTACGCGAAGGGCTACTACTTCGCGTCCAACGGGAACACTTTATTCCGCCGCGTATTCAAGGGCATTACATCTCATGTCACCCACTCGGATGACGGCAAGACGCTCACAATCACCGTACAAATCCAGGGGATTATGCGCCTGTTCGAGCTGATGCAGATCGACCTCAACCCAGCCATCCAATCCAGCGCTGCCGCACACGTGACGGCTATGCATAGCGTGCTTTGGTCTATGAATCCCTATTCCCAGATGGCCTTCACGTTCCTCTACCCGTCGTTCACGGATGGGTTCTACGTGAACTCTCTCAAGCAGAAGACCATTCAGAACGATCCGTACTTCGCCGCACTCTCGGACGGGTTCATAGCCAAGTTCCAGTCCCTTTTATTCGACATCTGCCAGGATTCGCACATCTATGGACTGCAGAACAAGGAAATTGAGCAGGTGCTCAAGTTCTTCAACGATATAGCGGTGAAATCGCCGAACAAGGGCACGAAGGGCTGGTCCCTTCTCTCCGTCGAGAATGCATGGTACTCGAATAAAAAGGCCTCCGAGTACCAAGACATCGTCAACGTTGATAAAATCCGTAGTTACCAAGCCGACCACAGTGTCGGCTCTATCCAGCTCGTCAACGGACGCGCGGTTTCCCGTGCCGAGCTTTTGCGCCAGATCACGAATGTCATCAACTTCGAGTGCTTCCAGGACATCGACGGTCAGATCATCATCAAGCCGCCGCTATACAACCTCGATGTGACAAATCTTTCGTCGAGCACGACGGCGAGCCAAACCTATTCGCAGCAGAATCCGAATACGGACATCAACAACACCAACAACCCGTTCATCGTCCACCTGTCGGAAATCAAGAGCGAGCAGGAAACCGAGGACGAGAAGGCCGTGAAGGCGACGCGGATGGCGATTCAGGGCAACACCACAGTCGACACTCAGTTCTTGCAGATTCCAGCCGACCTGCGAGGTGTTTCCGAGTACATGGATTTGGCAAAAATCGCTCGTTACGGATTGCGACAGGAACCGGCAAAAACCATCCCGTGGTTGCTTGACGGCGACATCTATTCAAGTTTCGCACAGGCATGCTCAGAGATAGCGGTTGCCAATAAAGGCTTCCGCACCTACACGTTCAGCATTCCCATGCGCCCTGAAATCCACCTTGGGTTCCCGATGTACATCCCGCACCGCGATATGTACGGCTATACCAAGAACGTGTCCATAAGTTACAACCAGGGCGGCGGGGCGACCATGACCATCATGCTCGACACGTTGCGCAAGCGCCCCATGTACCCACAACCGGGAAGTGGGCAGAACGGTCAGCCTAACACCGTGTTCGCGTCGCAGCCAGACCTCGTCCTGAAGTGGACTTATGGACCTGCGGTCACGCAGCAGCAGGCAAATGACCTGCAAAACGCATTGTCGATTTCGTCCATATCTAACGCGCTGAATAACGGAATTTTACCCGGCTCATCTACGGCGACGCCAACCGATCCTAATGCGGTAGTGGCTAACCTATCCGGCCAGCAAATTACGCTTCCACGCCCGCCACCGAATCCCAATGCCGTCACGGGTCTTTTTATCAACTCACCCATCACAGCGGATCAGAATTCCGTCCTCACCGATCAGCAGGCGACATATGCTAGCTACTACGGGCCGTCTTCCGACACAGCAGACAACGCATGGCGCATCCAAAAGGACACGGACCCGCTCTATGCCACAGTCGGGACATCAACCGCAAGCGCTACCGTCGCACCTGTTGAATCGTACCTGCCCGGCACCGGCATCTTCGTCAACCAGCGCAACGTTAACCAGGACTACTACGCCGACGTGCACACAACTATCCCATACACGGATGGCAAGGGGTACGAAGTCATTGCCCCCTTCCCGTGGGGACGCTACATTGACCTCAAGACGGCTCTCCAGGAATTCACCCGGGATGGCTATGTCGTGCAGTCCGAGGCCACTGCGGCACAGAACACCGTCCAAACACTTCAGAACACGCAAACTGCACTCTTCGCGGGGCTTGACCAGCCGACCGGTTCCGCCGATCCCGCCTCCTCCGCCATAGCGGCGCTGAACACGACGGCGGGGACGACCAACAATCCCCCGAATTCTAGCACTACAAAGGCGCAGTTCACGACGGTAGTCGGGACGGATGGGAGCGAGTTGCTCGGCGCGGATGACAAGCCGATCATGGTGCTGCAATTCCCGCAGACGGTTCTAAACAAGGCCAATATCACCGTGTTCGAATTGGACTATTCAGGCTTCAATGCGTCCAGCAACAGTACTATAACACAGGGCCAGCCGGACACGTTGCTCAACAGCGAATTAGTGCAGAACACGACTACGGTGGAGCAGACCAAGCTCAACGTGTTCCTCACCGGAGCAGTCGTCCAATCGGGATCAGCGATTGGGACGCAAAACCAGGCATTGGCCAACAGCGGTGCACCACAGAACATCAGTAAGGGAACCGCTACCGCACCCCCCGTCACCGCCCCAGTTGTAGCGGCACCGGCATTTTCAGGATCGGTAATCCCAGGGTAAATAATGCAATCATACACCGACAATCGGGACAACTACAGACCGTCAATAGTGGAGAGCACCCGCCAAGACATGCTCTACACGCCGTTCACGGCAACGGTTATATCCGTGGATTGGGAGGGCAAGGTCCTCACTATCCAAACCGACAAGGATCGTCTGACCTACTCGTCCATCCGCGTGTGGCCAGCTAATGCATCGACCGCTGAGTCCACCGACGTGAACATGCCAGAGCAAGGCTCCCGCTGCATCGCTGTCCTTCTCTATCATTCGAGCGGTTTTTCGGAAGTGGCCATCATCGCATGGATTACGACCAGCACGATCCCAGCCATTGACGCCGTCGCCAACCGCTGGACGGAAGGCATCGACGGTCTCACCTCACGCCGCCGGGGTACGTACCGCAAGGCATTCCCGGGCCAGAAGGCGATGACCACCACGTCCGGCTATAGCGAAAAGGTCGACGAGGGTTGGGACACATCGGC